ATGACCAGTGTTGAAAATGCGGTTAAGAACGGTGCGACTCAATGCGGCAAGCTGGTTAATTATATGCGTAATTGTTTGGGTATGACGCCTGAGCAGGTTGTAAGACGGTTAACGGGTCATTTGGAATCGTTTGAAATACCTGACCGACTGAACTCAATTATTTATGAGGAATCGGTGCATACCGAAAAAATCAAATTATCTGAAATGATGGTGCTGAAAGAGCGCAATCATCAGAACGATATTTATCAACGCCTGACACTGGCGTAATTAAACAAAGAGGAATTAACATGTCTGGATTAACTGTATTCGTAACAGCTGTAACAAAAGGTGCTGGTATCTCAAAGAAATCTGGTGCGCCTAAGCCCTATTCGTTTGCTCAGGTGCATTATTTGGTGCCTGCCGAGAGCTTTGTTAATGATGACAATAATATTCAAAAGCTGGGTCTGGAAGAAAAAACCATTTCGATGAAAGATGATGCGGCGTTATTTGCTCAGTTTGGAAATGTTGAATTCCCAGTTAATTTAAATTTGATTCTGGATGCCGACCCTAAAAACCCTTCCCGAAATGTCGTGGTTGATTTTGCCGATGCCTAAATATTTGGCATTTGTTGAGAAAGGTTTTTATCAATCGGCAATGAAGGCGGTTAACTCCTACGGTTATTTATCCTTGGATGCCTTGGTAAACAGCCAGATTAACCACCGTTTGATAGGCTTGCGTCAACATGCATTCAAGTCTTTGGAAACACAAATAACAGTTTAATTGGTTCAGGTGTGGCAATGGAAAATCAGTGTGTATTAGTTAATGAGCAAGGTTTCTTATATACCACGCCTGAAACAGTTTCGGAATGTACTGGTCATATATTAATTAGTCGTTCCAACTATGACAGCTTCTTGGCTGAAAGTACGATAACAGCAATGGACTTAACTGAGGCTTTTACTTACGGTTTTGCGGCGGTTATTGTGTTTGGTTATTTTGCTGCCTTCCCTGTCGGAATAGCAAAAAAGCTAATTCGAAAACTTTAAACATCTTGTATTTATATTTTGGAGAGAAAAATCATGACTGATATTTTTGCTGCGGTAGATTTTGCGGGCGTTGCTACTTTTGTTGGTACTGCGGGTGTGGCTATTGTGGGTGCAGCTATGGCATTCAAAGGCATTTCTCTAGCCAAGCGTGCCGTTAACAAGGCTTAATTATGACGTCACTTCTGCATGATTTGATAATTACCGTTTGGTCGCTGATTGGTGCAATTACGGCCTATGCGGTCTTGCAGGGCTGGCGTTAATCATTATTAAGTTTTAACTAGGCGGCTTCGGTCGCCTTTTTTTATGGTGGTGAATATGAAACGTCTGTTTTTAATATTCTTTATTTTTTGTTCTTTTAATACGTTTGCGGAAACAATGTACAACGCGGGTTCTTTCGGTTCTTGTGATTATTATAAGCGTTACGATGCCGGTGGTATTGTAGCGTGCGTAAGTGCTGAGCCTGGCGTTTCTGAAGTTATGATATTAAATGATCGTCAGCTTCGTTATAAAGATGGTGATGAGTACCGTTTGTTAACTATGGATTATTATAGTAGTTGTCCGTCAGGTACGGAATTAGATTCAGCTTCTGGGTCATGTGAAAAGTTTTGTGAATCATCATCTGGTAAGGCCAAATTAAGCAGTATGATTAATGCGTGTTTGTCTTCTCCAAAGGTTGACTATGAAAATACTCATACATATCACTGTAGTGATTCAGCGAGGCAAATATTAGGTAGGTGTATTGAGACCCCAATAGAGCCACCTTGTACGGGTGATGCCTGCGGTGGTGGTGGTGAAGACCCAAATAAAACTGGAGGCGATGAAGACCCTAACAATACTGGGGGTAACTCTGGCGGTTCTATTGGCGGTGGTGGTTCTAGTGGTGGTTCTAGCGCTCATGCTGGCGGTGGCTCTACTTCAAGTGGTAATAAAGGCAATGATAAAGTTAAAGGAGACAAGGGGGATAAAGGAGATAAAGGGGACAAAGGTGATACTGGGGAAGATGGGAAAGATGGGAAAGATGGGAAAGATGGCGCTAATGGTACCAATGGAAAAGATGGCCACAATGGTTCCAATGGGAAAGATGGGAGTAAAGGTGATAAAGGTGATCAAGGTGATCAAGGTATACAAGGATTTCAGGGAGAGCCTGCTGACCTATCTCCTGTGTTAAATAAAATTGCGGCTTTACGTTCATTTAATAGTGATAACTTTTCAGACATAAAAAGTAATACGGCGGGTATTGCAGGTAGTGTTGATAATTTAGCGCGGTCAAACAAGGATGCATTGATAAATATTGAAACAGCCACCAAGGGGCTTGGTGTGAATTTAAATGCGATTTTGGACTCTGATATCGCAATTAACTCTACACTTGAGGAGCAGCTTGCCTTATATAATAAGTATAACGAAACGGCTGAGCTATCAAAAAGCTCATTGGAGCATATGGCTAATTTTTCCGAGGAGGAATTAATTATCCTTCGTTCTATGCAGGGTGAGTTCCTGACTAATTTTGACCGGAATTATAATAAGCTGGGTGATATTAATTCTTCTGTTGGTGATATGGCTAATTCTATTCATGATGACAATATGATGATGATTAATCAGGCTGTCGAGGATTTCAAGGCTATGGAAGCGCTGAATGAAAAGGTTCAGACTTCTAATGACACTCTGGCTAATATCGACGAGTTAACTCAAGGGTTGGGTGATAACCATACAGTTACCAATGAAAAGTTAGATAAGGTTGACGAGTCGTTGAATACTATTAACGAGACGTTGGTTGTTAATGAGCAGCAGGACTCTCAAAGGTCGCAGCAGTTATTGGATGCACTGGCTAACTCCCCTGCCCCAGAATCTGACTGGAGAAAATTGCGGGATGAGCAAAAGGTTGGTAATGAGACGCTGGAAGATATTGAGTCGGCAGTTGGTGAACTGGTAGATAATTCAAATTCTTTGGCGAATCTGGATACATCAGGAGCCGGAAAGGTGGCTTGTTTTCAGGATGGTTCTTGCAAGGGGTTTTATACATCTAAATATCCTGATGGGCTTGGTGGTCTTGTGACAGCCTTTACCGATGATATGCGTAATGGCGGTTCGTTTGCCTTTCTTGACAAGTTTAATGTCGATATAAGCAATGCAGCCAAGCCGGATTTTAGTATCAATTTTGATTTGGGTTATTTCGGTCGCTATGGACGTCATAGCTTTGATTTGCCTGCGGGTGTCTGGCTGTTTATTCGTCTTTGCATAATGTTCGGGGCAACTATATTGTCACGCGCATTGGTCTTTGGGGGTTAATATGTTTGATTGGGTGGTTGAGCTGTTTAATATCTTGCTTGATTTCTTGTACAAGCTGGTTATTTCGCTGGTTGATATGATGAGCGATATGCTTTTGGCGTTGTTTGAGCAGATGCTGGGAGCTGCAAAGGGGTTGGTGTCATTAATAAGCGATATGCTGGCCCCTGTTGACCTGTCTCAGTATTTGACGGGCTTTCCTTCGGGGGTTGCTTGGGTAATGGCTCAGATTGGATTACCGCAGGCGCTGGCTATTATTATCGTGTCAATTACGATACGTCTGATTCTCCAGTTAATTCCTTTTGTACGGTTAGGGTCATAATATGATTTATTTAATTCAGGGTCGTCCGCGTTCGGGTAAGTCTTACGAGGCGGTCAAGTATCATGTTATTCCGGCTATTAAGTCAGGTCGCAAGGTGATAACCAACCTGCCCTTGAATATAGCTTATTTTAAAAAGGTGCTTGGCGACCATGTGGAGGATTTGATTTGTATCGTTGACAATTACGATACGGCTGACTTTGCCTCTAAGTCGAATAGTTATTACTTTTCTCAGCCTGAGCATTATCAGGATGATTGGCGTGATGAGGATAACAGAGGGCCTTTGTTTGTTATTGACGAATGTCAGTTCTGTCTGCCGCGTGGGGGTACGCTGCCCGAGGTCAAAAAGTTCTATACTATGCACGGTCATTACGGTGTCGATATTTTGCTGATTACCCAGCATATCCGACAGACTGACAACGATGTATTGAACTTGGTTGAGGTTGTTTACAAGTGTACCAAGAATACGGCGCTAGGCTCGTCTACAACCTATACCAAGAAGGTTCAGGACGGTTATCGCGGCGCGGTGGTCAATGTTGAGCAGCGTAAATATGACAAGAAGATATTCCCCTATTACAAGTCTCATACACAAAGCAGTTCGACCGTAAACGAGGCTACTGCTAGTGATGTTAAGCCAATTTGGAAGCATTGGAGCGTTATCGGGTCGGTTGTTCTGCTTGGGGGGGTATTGATATTCGTGTTGAGTGGTGGTGTCAGGAGTCCGTTTGCTATGAAGGAGCGAGTAGAGGTAGTTCAGGAGGTTGAGCAGACAGCTGGGGAGTCTGAGAAGGTTGTTGATGGCAATCAATCGGGTCAAAAGCAATCAGCGGCTAAGAAATCGCGCCCTCATCTGCATCCCCTTGATGAGTTTGTGCTGTATGTGACGGGTCATAGTCGCCAGATAGCCATCAGGCAGGATAACAAGTTTGATTTGGATTTGTCGTTTGACCGTGTTTATTTGGAGGCGTATCAGAACAATCTCAGGCAGTTTGCATTGACGTCGGATGACCTGCGCAAGATGGGCTATACAATCAATCAGATGGGTGATTGTATTTATTCTCTTAATTATGAGGGGTTTGATTCGATTGTGGTATGCAATACAAGTCGTGAGCTGGAAATGGGCTCCCCTTCATCATTCCTGTCAATCTAGCGATGCAGTTAGGAGGGGCCCCGCTCCCGCGGGGAGGTTACCTAACTGGCATCGGTTAGGTTGTTCAGATTGATTCTGAGCTCTCTTTTCTGCTCTGGGGTCAGTGTCTTATAGTGGTCGGATACTTGTTTCAGGTGTGTTTCGATATCCTCACAAACGCGAATCAGTGTGGTTGGTTCGCCCTTCTTGCGCCCTGACCCTTTCCGTTTGCCGCCGTGCCCCTGCCTGCCATCTATTCCGTCGATATCGAATACGGTGATTTGCTCGTCCTTTTTCATTTCTTGATTCCTGTTACATCTTTCAAGGTGTAGCCATCATATCGCCACTTGAATCTAGTTACAACAATCAAGCTTGCTTTTATGCCGCAGGCATGCTCAAGGAAACTCGGTGATGTTGATTTGTGTAACAGGTTTCAAATTTCCGTGCCCGACCATGCTGAAAAGTGTTTGAAAACCTTCCTTCCTGATAAGCCGTCTTTTGGTTTCAGGGCTCTCCTGCCTGTCGGTTCCTGCGGTGAAATTTGGTGCGCAGCGTCACCCCGTCTAGTAATACGGGGTGAAAGTATTGGGGTCGTCATTCCCTACAGCGCGGTACGATGTTGGAAAAATCAGTTGCATATTTTTTTGTATGTGATCTCATATAGAGCAAAGGGGCTATTTACCTAAAAAGAACACTTTTAAATTTTCGCTCTCTTTGAAATCAATGGTTTAGATGGTTGAGAACCAGGTTTAAAAGTATGGGGGTTAAGGTGGTGATTATATGAGTAGAAACGCAAAGTATGAACAGCGCATGAAGGATGCTGGTTACAAGAAAGTAACTCTTTGGATGCCTGAAGATAGAGAGTCTGATATTAAGCATGCTATCAGTATCTTGTGCGAAAATGAGAATCTGACAATTAATGTTTTACGTGATTCGGTGACTGGTAGGCTGGTTTCAATGAACCAAAATTAGCCCCCGTCACTGGTGACAAATAAGCCCCTCCTCTGGGGCTTTGTTTTTATTGGCGCTTAATTGAATTTAGGTTGTCTAGCAATCTGGCTGCCTTCATGATTCTCATTTTATACAGCCTGTCGCTTTCGTTGTTGAGTTCTAGCAGTGCGTTGCCAGTTATGATTCTGTCAGGTGTTAGGCTCCACCCTCCGGGCACAATGAGTTCCTCCTTGTTAATTCTCCAGCCCTCCCAATTTTCATTCAGAGCGCCCAATTCTCTGCCGGAGTACATTTTCATAAGTCTTCTGCATTCTGGGGGTATCTCCTGCCCGTAATCCCACCGCGTGACGGTCCTCACACTTTTGAAACAAAGGTTAGCCGTCTCAATCTTTGACAATCCGCAAGTGAATTTTCTGAAAATGTAATTATTAGTTAATTTTTTGGACATGGTGTCACTTTTTGCAATCCTTGGTTAATGAGGAATTGCATAATAAACACAGTGAATATCTACAGAGTGTATATTTTTCCCATGATTAGCATTTAACATAAGACAATCATAATGCGCACTGGGATATATCCCCAAGTAGAGATGTCACCATCAACCCAGACGCCAAAAAAGTCACCGTAAAGGCCTGAATTCCTTGGCTATTGAGCTTTTTTGCAATCTCCGCCCACAACTGTTTTAACTTCGGGTTATCGTTGCGGTCACTGTGACAGCCCAGCAATGCTTCCTTCGGGTCGATGTTTGCATTTTCGGCCATAAAAACCGCCTCACTATCAGAGACATAGCGCTTACCTTTGCGCATTTCATAGATTCTAGATGCTGGTAAGTTAAGATCATGCGCTATCTGCTTGTCCTGCACATAGTTCATGGCCTTTTTATAGCTGTCTAACAGGTAATTTGCGTACATAAAAAAATCCTCCTGAGGCATATAATAGCTCTTTAACTACGAAAAATCGTATCTTGCAACTACGATTAATCGTATTTATATTCAATTTCAACTCGTTACAAGTACGGAATTGAATGCATATGAACAGTGATACTTCTACTCAAACCGACAATGCTTCCCCTGAATCAGCTTCTCAACTGGTATTTACTGAAGTTCAATTAAACGCCCTTAATCGGAGTCTGTCGGCCTTAGAATTGCGCCTGCTTGAGCTACAACGTGTTTTGGTTAGTGAAAAAGAGCTTAAATCTCTTGGTTTTTCGTGTGATTTGGCTTTCTGGGAATCGGCCATTGCTGAAACTGAGCTGGCAATCAAAACGGTTGCAGATATGTTTTATCGTACTTCTGCTGCTAAGGCGGTTTAGTTATGTCAATTACTCTTCAACTTTTTGATGGCGTTCGTTTCTTCGACAACGGTCGTGAAATTGTGGCTGTGTCTGCCTCGTATGCTCCAACATATCTCAGGTCAAAGCGCTATGCCCACAAGGAAGTTTTTGAGGTCAAGAACTTGGCAGCGGAAATTGCGGCGGGTCGTGCTATTTCATTTTGGGCCGATTCTGTTCAGTCAGCTATTCAGACTGTTCTTGAGGATGTGGACTTCTCTGCAAAGGATGCTAAGTGATGATGCAGCGGATCTTAGTGCATGACTTGGCGACTGATACGTACGAGTACGTTAACTTTTTGCAAGCTCAAACCTTGTGCTCGTCTTACTCAAAACCAGATATAAAAAATGGTGGTCGCCTACCCGATTATGTTGACCATACCAATGCTTCTGATTTTCTTCGTCGTCAGGCGGCATTAACGCCAATTCACTCGTATGACATTTCTGATGATATTAAGCCGTCGTTTGCTTCGCCATGTTTGGATGTTTTGAAACTGACTCGTCCGCATCGTGCATTTGGGCCGGTGATGTCTCGGGCCTATATCAACATGGCAAAAAAAGTAGGTCAGCTTGAAGCTATGCGTGCTTTAGAGGCAGCAAGCGAACGTCTAACCAAAATGGAATTTCGCTATACCTCGACTGACGAGGAACTGTGTGATTTTGCCAAGTCCAAGTCGGCCTACGTCATGCGTCAGGTGGCGGATATCGAAGATATTACAGAGGCATTTGAACGTGCCTGTGAAATCTTGGCAGATTATGGGTTGGCTTTCCGTCCCGAGCAAGTCAAAAAGGCTGAGGACAACAAGGAGCTGAAAAGCCTTGTCAACCGTGCCACCAATGAGCTTTGGTGGCGTCGTGCCTTGCGCAAGCGTTCGGCGTTGGAAATTGAACGTGTGGCCCGTGACCTGACTCTTGTACACAAGAATGGTCAGGCGTATTGCTCCAATTTTTCTGTTACCCGTCGTCGCCAGCGTGACGCAGAAAACAAAGAAATGCTGACGAATACTGTGGCCTATGACGAGAATGACGAATCCAACTGGTACACGCTCAATGAGCTGGCAGGTAAATCTATTTCTAACCCTGAGATACGTCGAGCAGAAATGTTTGTTCGTCTCAAGGGCTTCGAGAACATTGCGCAAGCTAACAAGCATGTTGGTATGTTTTATACCCCTACATGCCCTAGCCGTTTTCATTCCGTTTCTAACAACAAAGTAAACCAAGCTTGGCTCGATGCCGGATGCCCGAGCACTCAGGATGCGCATGACTACATGACGGCTATGTTTGCCGATTTTCGTAAGGCGCTCGATAAGGCCGAAATCAAGGTCTATGGCCTGCGTGTGGTCGAGCCTCATGCCGATGGTTGCCCACACTGGCACTTGTTGTTTTTCATGGAAAAGCGCCAT